TATCCCAAAAGCCAAACAGGGCCCGCAGGAAGAGCAACAAACCTGATCGCGCAGCTTGCTGTTCGTACAGGCATCAGTCCGTTGGATCTGATGGAAACACCAGCTCAGATCATTGACGAAATGATCAGGTTGATAATCGAGCAGAACGAGAGCAAGCGATGAGTCTGGGAATAAGTTTGGAAGTGAAAGGCCTCAAGGAGGCATTGCGCACCATAAATTCCATTGACCCTAAATTGCGTCGTGCTTACGGCAAGCAGATCCGTGAACTAGGCAAGGTCGTTGTTGACGCAATTACACCGCTGGTTCCGTCGTCGTCGCCCACTCGAGGCATGGACGGCCCGTGGCGTACCGGGTGGAAGAACGGTCAGACCAAGAACATTGTGGTTAAGACCAACACTCGAAAAGCACGCAAACGCAACATTGAAAAAGGTGCCCAGTATGAAACTATTGGCACGATCACTGTAGGGACAAAAGGTGCAGCACTCGCGATTGCAGATATGGCTGGCAAGGCTGGCGGTGGAGGCCGTGGTGGTCCGCGTAGTCGCCCAAACTTTTCGGGATTACTTACGCAAAAGATTGGTCGCGGTCCGTCGCGCATGGTTTGGGCTGGTGGCGAAAAAGCGATCCCAGACTTCCAAAAAGCCTTAGAGCCTGTTATCAAAGAGGTAATCTTTGAAGCGAACAAGGAACTAATGAAAGTTAAATTCTGATGGCAATTAACATTCCGATTCTTACTGAGTTTTCCGATGCTGGCATCAAATCCGCTAAAGCCGCTTTTGGTAATTTTAAGACTGCCGTTGCTGACGCCGAGGGTGGAATGGGCAAGTTTAAGGCTGGTTCCAAAGTCGCTTTAGACGCCGTTAAAGCCAACGCCGCAACATTCGCTATAGCAGCTGGTGCCGCAATCGGTAAGTTTGCTATTAAAGCAATTGGCGACTTTCAAGACCTCGCACTTTCTGCAGGCAAATTTTCGGACGCTACAGGTCTGGCCGTTGAGGACGCCTCACGCTATATCGAAGCCGCTGGGGACATTGGTGTCCCAGTTGACGCCCTCGAGGGCGCTATTGGACGACTCAACAAAACAATCGGTGCTGACCCGGACAAAGTGCGAAACCTTGGCGTAGACCTCGTGTATCTCAAAGATGGATCGTTAGACGTCAACGAAACATTCCTAAACACAATTCAGCGAATTAAGGACATTAAGGACCCAGCCGAAAAAGCAAGGGTTGCCGCTCAACTGCTTGGCAAGGGCTGGCAAGGGATGGCCGAACTTATTGAAGGTGGCGCGGACGATCTCCGAAAGTCCCTTGACAGTGTTTCGGGTTCAAAAGTTATTAGCGAAGATGATTTGCAGAACGCTAAAGATTACCGTGACGCTGTAGATCAACTTAAAGACAAATTTGAAGCAGTTACTTTAGAAGTCGGCAAATATCTTGTCCCTAAATTAGTTCAAGTTTTAGAAATTGCTGAAAAAATTAGTGACACAGTGGGCCTTATTCCTGATCCATTGTTGCATCTTGCTACAGGTGGTTTTTTTGCTAGTGCTGACGGTCAGCCTGGTTTCGCACAAGAAAAGGTCGCTGGCTTAAATGCCGAAATGGATAAATACAAACAGTATTACCGCAGTCGGATTGACGCCATAGAGGGCGTCACTAGAGCAATTGATGAACAGGGTGAAGAAGTTTCAACAACAGATTTAAAGTGGCAAGGTTTAATTGGAACATTAAAACTTGACAGTGCCATGGCTGATGCTAAAGCACAGTTAGACCAACTAAAAGAAAAAGCTGTTGAGGCTTTTAACGGTGCCGATGGTGCTTTAAGCGAATATGAGCAAGGGCTCATTGACGCCAAACTAATGATCCTTGATCTTGCCGAAACTATTGCGTTGACTGACTCACAAAAAAATCAGATTCGAGTCCTTGTTGACACTGGCGAACTTGAGCGCGCTCTAGGTCTTATTAACGTCATCACGGCTGGCGGTTACACGCCTGAACTAAACGCCATGCGGTTCCGTGGTCCGAGAGCCCTCGGGGGTCCCGTCGCACCGGGCGGTTCATATCTTGTCGGTGAGCGCGGGCCAGAGTTGTTTACACCGTCGTCGTCTGGGAACATCACGCCGAACCACGCGATGGGTGGCGGTGCCAACATTACGGTCAATGTTAACGGTGGCGACCCTGACGCAGTGGTGCGAGCAATCCAAAAATATGCTCGACAAAACGGTGCGATCCCATTACAGACCACGACAGGCGCAAGGTTCTAAATGGCTATTACGACCGCTTTTACGATCACGATTGGCAACCTTGGCGCTTCATATGACATCACGTCTGAAGTCATGTCGTTCAATGTGAACACGCAGGTTTCGTTGGCTGAGATCGGTACCAGTAATGGCTCAATGCTCATAAAAAACTTCACGGGGTCTTTTACACCGGGTGGCGGTGGCACATACGGGTCGGTTGACTGGTTTAATCAGGCCGTACTAATTAACGGCACTACAACGGTTGGCGGTGTGCCTACCAGTTTCAAACTGTTTCACGGGATCGTTGACACTTTTGCGTTAGACGACAACGGTATCAATTCGTATGTGACTATTTCGTTTGTTGACGCTTTTACCGCTGGTGGTAGTTCGGCTCCTGTAGATACCACAAGCATTGGTTTTAATGCCTCTTTAACAATTGACTTTATATATGAAAATGGGATAGCTGCAAACCCTGCCAAAATGCCAACACTTGGCGGCACCAATACAAGTTACTCAACTGTTCCTACGTTGTTAAACGACAATTTTTCAGTTTCTTGCAATCAACCTAATATTGGAAATAGTTGCAAATCTTCAACACAATTAATAGTTACCGCAATTGGGCCGTCCATGGTTATTCCTACAACAATCACTTTGACAAACCCTGATTTTAATTATCAACTTATTGATTACACCATGACTCGAAACGCTGCGAACAGGACAACTTTTCTTTTTAAAGACAAAACTGTCTCGGGGACACAACTGCCTATTGGTGATCTTGTTACTGGTTACGACGAGGACCAACTTACTAACTATGTGACCACAACTAACGTGTCTAATGGAAATACAATTACAAGTTTTAACTTAACTAGTACCACAAAATATGGTCAACGGTTTAGGTCTTACACTCAAGCAGGGTTTTTTACGTTAGATAGTGGCGTTACGCAACAAAACACAAACAATTCGTGGATCAACCGTTTTGGTGAAATAACTTTTGCCCCTCAAGAACTGACGCTTAGTTCTAAAATGGTTCAATCGGCAGCTGCTGACGCCGCCGAACCGTTTTGGAACAAGATCCTTAACATTGAGTCGGTGATGTGGCAACCAGTCCAGTTGACCTATACGCCGACCGGGTGCGCTCAGCAAACCAAAATGTCGGTGATTGCTAGTCGCCGTATTTCGGCTACACCGTCGGACTGTCAAATAACGTTAGGTTTGTTGCCCGCATACCAGTATCAGAGTTTTATTTTGGACGACACTTATTTAGGGATACTTGACAGCAGTCGAGTCGCATAAAGGAGAATTATGGCTATTAACCCAAACACAGATTTTTCGTCGGGCGCAGTCCTGACAGCGGCACAACAAAACCGCTTCCCGCGTGGCGTCATGGCGTTTAACAGTGCCACAGCAACAGACGCAACAATCACGGCGGAAGAAGTGCAGATTACAGGCTCGTCGTTTACCGCTGTCGCCAACCGTTACTATAAAATCACTTACTTTGAACCCGACATAGTAAACGGAACTGGCTACTTTTCCTTTCGAATTAGGCAGACAAACCTTGCTGGAACAGTTCTAAATAGTTCATACAATACAGCAGGTACAGGCATTGACCGTCAAGCAATGATGATATGGGTCGGAACTTTTTCCGCTGGCACAGTCAATGTTGTAGCGACCGCTCAACAGAGCTCTGGCACAGGAACACTTGCTCGAAGTGCAACAATTGTCGCATATCTTTTAGTGGAGGACATAGGACCAGCATGATCATTTACATCGCAGGCGACACCGCCGAAGAACAAACCGAAAACTGCCGATGGGCAATCAAAACATACTTAAACGAATCCGATTGGACACAGATCCCGAACAACCCGTTAACGCCCGACTACTCGGCAGAATGGGCGACTTATCGCCAAGAACTGCGTGACTTCATGGCGACATGGACACCAAGCAACGAGGCCGACCTACCAGACCCACCGCTGCCATGAAAACTCTTGCCGTGATCACAGCTCTTGCAGTCGTCCTCATGTTCGTCGTCACAGGGTGTAGCGACCGCACTCGAAACAACTGCGAAACCCAACCCACAGCGCCCAGATGTGACACCTCAACAGGAGCAACCACACCGTGAAGAAATACACCAACTCCGAAATTAAAGCGCGCCTGGTACTTATGGTCGGATTTGCATTGTCGCTGACATTCATTATGAGTATCGGAATGATCCTCTACTCACTCGCGTTCGTCGTACAGCCCTTGGAAGTGTCACCCAACGACTCCAAAGCGTGGGAAGTGCTCTCCAGCGTTCTACTGGTTTTGGCTGGTGCGTTGACAGGATTACTGGCCAGTAACGGCCTCAAAGACAAGGGACAAAACCAAGATGACTGACTACCCGGTACTACCCCTGATCATGCCGACCGACCTAGAAGGTCAAAAGAACGGCGAAATCAAACCAGCCCTATTACGCGACATCAAAGCCCCAAACGGCAAACTGCACAGCCTCGCGGCCACCGCATGGAACGCGCTACAACTCGCCGCGTACTTTGACGGAATAGAACTCAAGCACGTCGGCGCATATCGTCCACTAGCCCAACAGGTGGCCCTGTTTAATGAACGATACGAAGCCAAACCCAACTTTCGTAAACCTCAAGTGACCCGCAAATACAACGGGCAAGTGTGGTTCCTGAAACAAGGTTTCGCCCCAGCAGGCACCCCTTCCACCAGTAATCACGGCTGGGGACTCGCGATAGATATCGCGTCCGCTTCAGGCAAACGACTCGAATGGTTACTAGGCGACGGATTCTCTACCAGCAACGCCCTAAAGTTTGGGTTCTCTTGGGAAGTCAAAAACGGCGCTAACGCAGAAGCATGGCATATCCGATACGTCTGCGGAGACAACCTGCCACAAGCCGTCCTAGATGCCATAGCGGCTTTTCCTACACTCGACGCGCGGTGACTTGACATTTGGTCTGGGAGTCGGTCTAATGACTGACAACCAAGTGCGTCCCGTGATAGCGGGACCCCGACC